TTGAACCTTTTGTCGAGATCATTCCCGATCGGGCTGGCGGCTCGATCGACCTGCTATGCCCCTCTGCCGACGGGAAGACGGTCGTGCTGATCGATTACAAGTTCGGGCACATGCCAGTGAGTGCCGTGGGCAATCTGCAACTGATGTTCTACGCCCTGTGCGCTGAAGCCGACCCCACCACCGCTGAACTGTTCGCCAAGTGCGAAGAAATTGTATTGGCCATTATCCAGCCAGCCCATCCCGAAGGCCCGTTGCTGACGTTTAGAATGGATGTAAACGAACTGGATGACTTCGACGGACGAGTGGCCAAGGCCATAGGCGAGGCCGAAGGCAAGAACCCCCGGTTCCACGCTGGCGATCACTGCCTGTACTGCCCGGCGCAAGCAGTCTGCCCGATCAAGACCGGCGAGGCCGATGCCGCTGCCAAGCTACCCGCCGTTCACGTCGAGGCGCTGGACAAATACATGCCGATGCTGACCGACCTTGAAAAGTGGATAGCCTCAGTCCGCGCACTGGCACAGCAGCACATGGAGAAAGGCGGCAAAGTGGAAGGATTTAAACTGGTCAACAAGCGCCCGACCCGGATATGGACTGACGAGGCCGAGGTAGAGGCACTGCTCAAGAAAAAGCGCATTCCTAAGCCGAGCATGTACACCACCAAGCTGAACAGCCCGGCGCAGATGGAAAAGGAATTTAAGCAAAGAAACTTTGACCCCGACATGATAACCGACTATATTAGCAGTGTGTCTTCTGGCTTGACCGTGGCCCCCGAGTCCGACAAGAGAGAAGCCGCAATGCCCGAGGCGGCACTAAAGGCGGCGCTAAGCCGCCTGTAACGCCCCGGAACCTAAGACGAGACTATCAACAGACGAGAAGAGAGAAGCAACTATGTCACAATTACCCGTTACCGTCGATGCGCTCCTGAAAGGCTTTAAGAAGGTCCAGCAGCGCCAAGAGCTTGCCACGACCGACGTGTCCTATCTGAAACTGGATAAGGCCGGTATCTGGACCTACGGTTCGGAAGAAATTGAAATCGAGGAAGGCAGCCGATGGGCAATCAACCCGGCCACCATGGCCACCGGCTTTGCCGCATGGGATGAAAGCACCAAGGTAGGCGAGGAAATGGAAGCTATTACGTCGGATAACGTCGTATTGCGCGGTAATCTGCCCGACGTGGGTGCTTCATGGACCCCACAGACGGCCATGCAGTTGAAGTGCCTCAGTGGTGAGGATAAGGGCGCGGAAGTCCTGTACTCCACCACCAGTAAAGGCGGTGTAAAAGCGTTCAAGACCATGGTAACTGCGATTACCGCACGTATTGAGTCGGGCAACCCCGGCGTAGTGCCGATCGTGGAAATGCAGGTAGACAGCTACAAGCACAAGAAGTACGGCAAGATTTTCACGCCTGAACTGAAAGTGGTTGATTGGCTGTCAATGGACGCCAAGGAAGCCCCGGATACGTCTAAACTTGAAGGTGAGGAAGGGGAGCCCGAGGAAGTCGAGCAAGAGGAAGTCGAAGAGGAAAAACCGAAGCGCCAGCGTCGTCGCCAGCGTCAGGCATAAACCCCTAAACCCCGTTACGGCGGGGCTTTTTTACCCCACACCATAGTGAGACTAACCATGAACCACAAACACGAACATAAAGTCAGAGTCAAAATTGAAACGCTGGTCTCCCACCTTCTGATCGACCCTGAAATGCAGGACGTGGCAGGGCTACCTGAACTGGTCATACAGCAGCTAACCCGCACGGTCGCTCAACTGGCCTTGGCCAATGCCGTCGTGGAGGGGGTGGGCAGCCCCGGCAAGGGGGATGAAGTCGAGGTAAAACTGGCCGAGCATGTGTTCTCAACCCTGACGGGCCATGCCTCAGCCAGTTTAAACAAGATACTCAACATCGAATGCCGTGTCGGTGTTGCGCCATGCAGTCGGGAAGAATTTGAGGTCACCCAAACCACCGGCACGACAAGGCACTGACCATGCGCTATATCGGCATCGACTTTGAAACACGATCCCGCGTCGATATAAAAAAGGCAGGGGCGTATCGCTACGCCTCTGACCTTTCTACCGACGTTCTGTGCCTTCACGCCATGGACTCCGAGACAGGGGAAGAATGGACGTGGTATCCGCGTAGTGGCGAGGTGTTCCCCGGCACACTGGCCGAGTCGCTGGCCGAGGCCGTTCTGATCGTGGCCAGTAACGCCGAGTTTGATAAGGCTATTTGGGAGTTCATCGCAGCCCCGGTCTACGGCGCGCCGAGCCTCAAACATGAGATATGGTATTGCTCACAGGCACAGTGCCGTGTAAACGCACTACCCTCTGCCCTTGAGAAAGCCGCCCGTGCGCTGGGCATCAAGCGGCGCAAAGACCCCCGAGGCAACGCGCTGATTAAGGTGCTGTCCATCCCCGACCCGAAAACCGGCGAGTTCAACGAAGACCCGAAGCTGATGGTGGAAATGGGCGAGTATTGCGCGCAGGACGTTCGGTTGATGATGCAGGTAATGAAGCTGACCCGCTGGATGAGCGCGACAGAACACAGAGATTGGCTGATTACTTGCGATATTAACGAGCGCGGGGCGCGGATTGATACCGACCTTGCCCGTCTTTGCGTGGCGTATGCCGCCCAAGAAAGGGATGAGATAGCCAAGGGGCTGACCATTCTCACCAAGGGCGTCATAACCAAGCACACTCAGTCGGTTCGCGGACGGGATTGGGTGCTTGAGCAATGTAAACACGTCCCCGCTGTCCGCTCGATCATGACCGTGGTGAAGAACAACGAGGAAAAACGGTCGTTCGACAAAGAAATCCGCGCCCGGCTGCTGGACATGGAAGATGACCTGCCGAACCACGTCGTTGATTTCATCGACTTCATGGATGACGGCAACAAATCCAGCGTGGCCAAGTTCCAGCGTATGCTTGATATGGCCGAGATTGACGACCGGGTGCGGGGGGCGTTCGTGTTCGCCGGGGCTGGCCAAACTCAGCGTTTTGCCTCTCGTGGCTTGCAACTGCACAACATGCGCCGGGATTGCTGGAACGTGGAGCAGACCGAAGAACTGAAAGCCCGTATGGGGCGCAATCACGCCATTAACGCCGTGATGGATACCCTGTCGCAACTGCTACGCCCGGCCATTATCCCAGCCCCCGGCAAGAAGTTCGTAGTATCGGACTGGTCTGCGATAGAGGGCCGGGTACTGCCTTGGCTTACCGGCGACCCTCGGGCCGAGGTCGTACTCGATATATACCGCAGCGGGCAAGATATTTACCTGCACACCGCAGCGACCATGGGCCTGACTGACAGCGATAGGCAGATAGGTAAGGTAACCACACTGGCCTTGGGCTATCAGGGCGCTGTCGGGGCGTTTACAGTGATGGGCAAGAACTACGGTCTGTACCTGCCCGAGAAACAGGTGGTCGACATTGTCCAGAAGTGGCGCAGGGCGAACCCTTGGGCCGTGGACTACTGGCGCAACTGTGAGCGGGCTGCTGTCCGCGCCATGAAGTACCCCGGCGAGTACGTCCAGATCGGGCGCTGCCAGTTTGTCGCCGTTGAAGGGCTGATCGGCACAACGCTGTGCGGCATCCTGCCTGACAACACGGTAATTCAATACCCTGACGCCCGGCTTGATTACGTGCAGACGCCGCACGGCGGCAAGACCGTGGTGAGCTACATGAAAGCCAGCCTGACGCCCAAAGCCGACGAGAAAGAGTGGCCGCGCCACACGCTGTACGGCGGGCTGATCGCGGAGAACTTCACGCAGGGCACGGCTGGGGCGCTGTTGAAACATTCGCTTAGAGAACTGGACGACAGGCGCGCTCCGGTAGTCCTGCACGTCCACGACGAGATCATCATGGAAGTGCCAGAGCGCCAGACCAAGAGCCGGGCAGAATTGTTACAAAAGGTAATGGAGACATTGCCAGAGTGGGCCGATGGACTACCGTTGAAAGCCGTGCCGAAGATTATGACGCGCTATGGCAAGTGACAGAAAAAGGAAATCGGATTACCCTGAAAGACCAAACACAAAAAAGCCCGGCGCGAGAACGCCGGGCCTTTCAGGTGCGCTACCAGACACACCGCCACCACTGAGGTACAACCATGAGTGATGATAATACGCTGAGTTCTGAGGATGGGTCAACAAAGGGCCGGGAGAGAGCCTTTAAAGAAGCAGTAACCAAGGCCGAGAGCCAACCCCGGCATTTCGACGTAACCGCCAGAGAGTACGACGTAGACCTTGTTGAAGCGTTTCTGAACCGGGTGTTCCACGTGGAACTGTCCAAAGGTGAGGAAGTGATGACGTGGGCTGTGCCTCGTCACTGCAAACCCATCTACCCCATAGCTGAGGGTAAACTGCTGGACATGATAGAAACCAGCAAGATAGGCCGGGCACTGTATTACGGCACCGCCACGACCCGCCGCGACCACGTTGGGCATCTGTTCAACCGCCAATCTCTGTTTGAGCGTTTACACGTTATCGTACTGGATGACATCGGCACCAAGGCTAAAGCCGAAGACCTGCCCGAAGAAATGCAGACCCCGAGCTACATCATCGAATCGAGCGCAGGCAACTTTCAATACGGTTACGTGCTGGATGCGCCGATAGACAACATCGACGCCGCGAAAGCCCTAGTCATGCTCATGTATGAGGTGGGCATAGCCGATGCTGGCGGCAAAATGCCGAACAAGCTGGTGCGCCTGCCAGAAGGCATCAACGGCAAGAAAGACGAAACGAAGTGCGATTTCGTGAGCAAGCTGGTCACTATGGACGGGCCGAACTGGCACCCCCAACAACTGTTGGACGCGCTGGACGTAGGGGCCAAGTGGGAGGACGTGCAGGCCGACGCTTCCGAGGCGACCAAGCGCCGGGCGCGGGTAAAGGGTGGCTCGACACCGTGGTCACCCTACACCCCGGCTCGGGCCAGCATGTCAGGCATTATCGACCCGGTGGCGGAATGGCTGGAAGCCAACGACCAAATCATTAGCGAGTCCGGTGACTGGCTGACCATCAAGTGCCCGTTTAAAGACGCCCATACGTCGGGCGGCGACACGGCAGGTTATAAGCCATTGGGGACCGGCGACGACCCGGCCCAGCGCGCATTCCATTGCTTCCACGACGGCTGCGCTGAAATGAAGTCCCGCGAGTTCTTGCAATACGTGAGCCTGATGGACGGCCCAAACGTGGCGGTTCGTGATGACGTAGCAGAACTGGTGGCGACCTACGTTTACGACATGATTGGCGACAACGCTTGGCAGATTCGTAACAACGACGCCCCGAAGGCGGTGAGCATGAACGGGATGCGGAACACCTACCCCCGCTCTACCATCGTTTACACAGCGGACGGCAAACAGAGATCGGTCAGTGAGTATCAACGCTGGCTGACCAGTGAAAGCCGGGTGGTGGTCATGGGGCCAATCTTTGAGCCGTCTAACCCGAGCCGCCTGATCGATCGTCAAGGTGATCTGTACGTGAACCAGTACGCCCCGCCGTCATGGGGCACAGGGCCTTACGACCCCGGCCACATAAAGATGTTTGAAGATTTCGTGAAGTACCTGATACCCGACGTTTTTGAACGTGAGTATTTCCTCGACTGGCTGGCGGCCAAGTGTCAGGACATGGGCTTTCGCGGTGCGGCGATCGTCATGGTCGCCCAGCGGCAAGGCATAGGCCGGTCTACACTGGCGACCATGATCGAGCATTTGTTGGGTGGTGTAAACGTCCGCAATGAGCCCTTTGAAAAGGTAGTCGGTGAAACGCAATTTAACGAATGGCTAGAGGCTCCGTTCGTGGTGAGCGATGAAACCTTGAATACGGGCGGGCTAGACAACTACCGCACCTATGAGAAGCTGAAAGAAATCATCGACCCCCGACCCAAGATCGTCACCATCAACCCGAAATACGGCAAGCAGCGCCGGTCTATGGTCCATTCGTCGTTTCTGTTCCTGTCCAACCACAGTAACGCGCTGGCCATGTCAGAGGACGACCGCCGATTCTTCGTGATCTCCAACCCCCACACCCCCGCCGAGCCTGAATACTTTATGAAGCTGAACGAGTGGCTGAGCCAATACGACCGCGAGGGTAAGCACGAATGGGCACGGCACGTATTCCGTTGGTTGAACGAACGTAAGGTGGACATGAAAGGGCTGCTCGCACCACCTAAACAAACCGCAGCGAAAGCCGCCATGATTCAAGAATCTCGTGGCGACATAGATGCGGTATCCGAGGCGGTGACGAACTGCTGGCCGTGCGAGTACATCACCAAGAAGCAGTTTACACATGCCATAGAGTTCTTTGCATCGCGCATAGACCTGTACGAACTGAAAAACGCCAAGGCGCAGATATCCCGAGTGTTCTCATCGATGACCTATCCGCTAGCGGAATCCGCGCTGATGAAGCTGGACGGTAAGCCTACGCGTTTTCGGGTTATCACTCGCCGGGAGGGGGTAGACACCGCAGGCAAAGGCATGGAGTTGACCCAAACCCAGCGTTCACACATACGCGGTGCGCTGATCGACGCCAATATCCGCAAGGCGTTGGAGAACGTAGAGGAAAGCCTTGACGAAGCCGGACTATAACCGTACTATCGGACCATAAACAGTTATAAGGTGAGGACCATGGCGACTACAGAGATTTACGCCCCGCAAAAGCGCTACGTTCAGCGACAGAAAGCCGAGGGCTTTATCGCCGTAACCGTGTGGGTGCCAGAGCAAGACAGAGAGCGCGCAATCAAGTATGCAGCCGGACTACGCAAAGAGCATACCCGGCTATCGAAAATGCAGTGAGTGAGTGAGCAGTGTGGTGTTGTTTTGCCCGGCCTTGAGCCGGGCTTTTTTATGCTTGCACCGCAGGACATAACCGATTATAATATAGTGACACTACCCAACATCGGAGACAGATCATGGCAAGACGATATTCAGACTACGCAGGCTCGATGTTTCACCCGTTCACGCTCGACCCGGCCACGCCCGAGGAAGACGAAGAATGGGCGCGGTTACAAAACGTTGACTTGCCTTGCCGTAGCGCAGAAGAGTTTCTGACCGACGCCGTGAGCCTCATGGACGACAGAGGCAAAGAGTACGACAGCCCCGAGGGTGAGCGCAGCATGGGGAAAGCAGTGACAGCTTTAAACGCTTTGACTGGCGGTAACCTGAGCGAAGCCGAAGGGTGGCTGCTAATGAGCCTGATAAAACGCGCCCGCCAGTACGCCACACCGAAGTATCACGCGGACAGCGCAGAGGACGCCGTGGCCTACGCCGCGCTTGAAGCCGAAGCATTGGAGCGAGACCATGAGTGATTGATCGACCAAGCCAAGAGGTGGGGAAAATGAAGATACAAAAGATCTTAAAGCAGCACCGTAGGGACTTTACAGCGATTATGGAGTGTGAGCATTGCGGCCAGACAGACTTGAACAGGCACGGCTATGATGATGCGACTTATCACCAGCACGTCATACCGGCGATGAAGTGTAAGCTGTGCGGACAAACTGCCGATGATAGCTATCGGCCACTTACAACAAAGTATGCAGAAGGGGAGCTAGTGTGAGCCATAGCAGGCAAGATTTTGAAAAGTGGTACGCAGGGGAAAGGCCAGATATGGAGTATCCGTTTGAACGAGTAGGCAACGATTCTCGATATGCTTCCTACGAAACTGAATGGGCGTTTAGAGGATGGCGGGCTGGTCCGGCGCTTGAAGGTAAGCCAACAGCTATAGTTAATGTCTCTGGAGTTTTGGAGTGGTATCCGCCTTACAACCGACCCCCCGCAGGCACAAAACTCTACACCCACCCTGCCAGCCGCGAGGCGCTTGAGGGTGAGCCGGTGGCTTGGTGGGACGGTGACACGTCAGCGGCTGAAGACAGTTTTTCTTTTAAGTTGGATAGGTT